CAATTTGGAATGCAATAATTCAAGAACAATGATACCCACCATCCTAAATGCAGTACAATATTAAAGACGGAGATTTTAACGGCCCCTTGGATTACGGCCAACTGGGAAAAATGAGCCCCTTGCTAAAAGGAGAGGTTGAAAAGCTCGACCTGGTTATTGCCTACACCGTAAGACTGTGCAAAGTTCTTGAAGGGCTAGAAGGCAGCCGGAGAGGAGATCAGATGTTGTACGAAAATGTCAAGATTAACGTAGACTTGAGGCAAGAAATTAGCGACCAGAAAATAGTGATAATTAAACTTGAGCAAAAGTTGAAAGACGCCAGGAAAACCGCAAAGAGCAAAAACGAAGAGATTAAAAACCTCAAATTACGAAACGAGCATTTGAGGCCTTGACTAACCAAGTTTAACCAAGATGGGAAACAAGAATGGACATGGCGGGGTAAGACCGAACAGCGGACGCAAAAGCAAAGCGGAAGAGCAACAGTTGGTCGAGCGCCTAAGCCCGTTCCAAGATTTGGGACTTGAAAAGCTGGTGGCGGCCATGCGATTAGGTGAGCAGTGGGCTATTAAAATGTATTTTGAATATATGTACGGCAAGCCGACCCAACGAATAGAGCAGACGGGCAAGGACGGCCAGCCGCTGACTATCAACGTCGGCATAATTGACGGGCCGAAGATGCCAACCAATGAGGATGATATAGATGAAGATATTGAGCCATGACCGCCGAGGCGCAATTTGATGGAACAACCTGGGTCTTTGGGCAAAACTACCAAGACCGTACCCACCGCGTCAAGATCAACCAGGGCGGGACCAGTTCGGGCAAAACCTATTCCATCCTGCAAGTCATTGCGATGCGCTTAATTGAGCAAAAGCGAATTGCGACGGTGGTAGGCCAGGACATACCAAACTTGAAAAAAGGCGCTTACCGTGACTTTAGCGAACGCATTTTGCCGTCCGCGCCGTGGTTGCAATCCTTTATCTCTACCCACAACAAATCTACCCTATCCTATACTTTTACCAACGGTTCAATATTAGAGTTTGCCAGCTTTGGCGATGAACAGGACGCGAAAAACGGTAAACGAGATATTGCGTTTTTCAACGAAGGCAACGGTATTCCGTACACTATTTACCGGCAGGTTGCAATGCGGACGGCTGAGGAAATTTTCGTTGATTACAACCCTACCGCGCCGTTTTGGGCACATGACCATTTAATAGGGCAGCCCGGAGTTGTTACGTTTTATAGCAATTATACCCACAACCCTTATATAAGCGAAGGCGCTTTGATTGAATTACGTTCCCTAAAGGATAAGGACGCCGAAATGTGGAAAGTGTACGGCCTGGGCAAGACGGGCGAAGTAGGCGAATTGTGTATTGAGAATATGGCCATTGTCGAAAGGATGCCGGACAACTTAAAGCGCGTTGGGTTCGGGATGGACTTTGGGTATAGGGCCGATCCCACCACTTTAGTAAGGGGCGGGCTGCAAAACGAGAATGATTTATACCTTGACCTTTGGCTTTATCGGCACCACATGAACCTGAACGAAACAGCTATGGCCGTTAATGATTCCGGCTTGGTGGCCAGGGTGGACCGGTCCCCTATTTTTGCGGACGGCGCGGATGCCAGGGCTTGCGATTACCTACGGGACAGCGGCTACAACCTGCGCGAAGTAAAGAAAGGCGCGGGGTCTATTGCTTACGGCCTTTCCTTGCTGAACCAGTACAATATACACGTTACCGCCCGCAGCGTCGAAATGATCGAAGAACGCCGCAAATACAGCTACAAAATAGAAAAGCGCGGGGCAAGGGCGGGAGACGTTACAAACGTCCCGGTTGATGCTTTTAACCATGCTTGGGACGCCGCAAGATATTACGCGATGGAAATGCTCAAGCCTATCCGATTGGTGCGCAAAACTTTACGGGGCGGCACGTAATAAATTAACGCCTTAAAAACCCGTATATTTACACCTGACCGATTGGCCCCGGTGCGGTAAGGTTGCTACCCCAAAAGCAACCTAATGGATTTACAAGTAATTAAAAACCCCGATGCAAGGGCATTTATTAACCTGGTAAATAAGGTCCGTAAAGATTGGGAAGAACGCAAGAAAGGACGGGAACTGAGCGGGGTCATAATGACCGTTGCGAAGGCTTACCCGGAAGATACGCACGCCATCGTTGAGCTGTTCCACAAGAAGCGCGAACGTGCCCCACAAAAACAATCAATAGACGCAACCCCGCCCGCTCAGGGTGCCGGCTCTGTTGATGTTGCTAACTGCCCTAGTTGCCCCGAAACGGTGAACAACGCGGTTGGTGCTGGCCGGGGTAGTACCGTTGCTGAACCTGAGACTACCCACCTACAAACCAAAGAGGGCGTACTAAAGGCGTTCGACAACGACGCGGACACGCTCGCCATCGTAGCGAAAGGGCTGGGCCTGAACGTTGGCAACAGCGGCAAGGCCGGAACCATCGCGGGCAAGATTGCCTACTATTACCGCGTAAAAGCTGGGGTACAATGAACGTAGTATTTACAGATCAGTACGGGCAAGACCTGACCCTAAACATACCCGTCACCGCTGAGGAAATAACGTACGGCCAGTTTTGCGATTATCAGCAAGCGGAGGCCGCGTTCATTGATGCGAACCGGGAACACAGCGAAAGTAAACCGGACCTGGTGGAAGCTGCGCTGATTGATGCGGTAGCCATCATTGCCGGTCCGCACGTTCACGACCTACCCTTTAACACACTAGGCAAATCGGGAGACGATATGATCAGACGCGGCTACCAAATCGGGTTCGACTCTGACCTTTCCGTTATGGCTGTCTACGCACACCTTACTGTACTGTTCCTTACTGTTAATTTTCAAGGCGACCTAAAACCGGACAGCTTACCCGCGTTCCTGGTCATCGAACACGGCGGCAAATCGTACCGGGTAATCGGGCAAAAGGCGGCGCGGGTAATGACAGATAAGGCGATAACGGCGGGCGAAGCGATAGAGGCCAGCGAGTACCGGCGGCGGCACAGTAAGGCCGTTGCAGCGCGGGTACAGGACGGTTCAGCCCTCGACTTTACGTTGGGGTTAAGTGAGTTCTCAATATTGGTTCGCCGCCCTGGTGAGCAGTTGCCAGCCGATGAAGAAAAACGGGACGCATGGTTGGTTGAGCGCCGAAAGTTGCTGGCTGATCTATCCCTTCCCAACGTGTTGAAAGTGCGTTTTTTTTTGATACCCGCCTTGCTGAAATTAGCGCAAGGCGGCAATACCAGTTCTTTACCGAAGGCCCGCCCGGTTCCGGTCGGATCGAAAAGGACAAAGACGCCCGGCAAGCTCAGCGCGACCGTGAAGCGCTTGCTAAAGTAGCCTGGGATGTGACCGGGCCGCGTGTTTATTACCAGATCGGAGTAGACGAACGTTGGTTTGAGGGTGCAAACCGTACCCCGTTTGAATCGGTTTTTTACGCCCCGTGGCGGTCTTTTGTGTCTAATTACTGTTTGAAACTGTCCCGACTATGACTTTAGCTCCAACACTAGAAACATTTTATAGCATTGTCAAGCAGGCTGTTATTGATATGGATTACTTGCCAGGGGTTCAAATCAACACCTTCGGCCTGGTTGATGACACGCCGGACGTATTCGGGGAATCGTTTGGGTACAGCTTTGGCAGCTACCTAAACGGGTTCTTTTGGTCCCGGATGTGGGTACTCAACGGTGCCGACCCAAACAAGATTTCCGGTGAGTACCCGGCGCTGTTCTTGGAACTGGCCGGCTCCGACCTTGAAGATGGCACGCACCAGATCAGCATGGTACTAATTGACAAAATAGAGTGTTCTACCTGCCCTCCTGAAATTATACGAACCGGCCCGGCCATCGAATCGAACCTGCGCCGCGCTGTTCGGGCGCTACTTGCTGAGGTTGACGGCTACGTGTTGTACGACCTGGGCGAACAGTACCAATGGGCAAGCCCCGGACGGATGGCCACCTGGGATGACCTGCCGGAAGACGAAGCCGACCACCTAAACGAATACCTCGATCTAACCCGTGCCAGTATAAGACGTTGGGGCGACTACCCCGAACTTCGCGGCGTTACCCTGACGATGAGCCTGACCACTTGCGAAAGTAGCGTGGCCCCGTTCCGATATTATACACCAACCGAACCCCTGACCGGTGCAACATGGTGCGGGTGCTAGGTAAAGAAGTAGCGGCCGAACTATTCCGGCTTCTTAAAGAGTTGGAAACGACCGGCAAGGCCGAGCTTAAAGCGCAGGGGCACGTGGCCACTGGCAAGGGCATTGCTAGTATTGAGGCGTTGATCACAGAACAAAGCGTTGACCGGTTGGTAGGCGTCATCATGGCTGAGGACTACCTGATTGGTCCGGTCGATAAGGGCGTGAAGCGTAGCCGAATACCCTACACCCCCGGCAAATCCCGCGCCCGTACATCGCTGTACATTCAGGGGCTTATCAACTGGATTCGAACCATCAAACCCAGCCTATCCGACCAGGAACGGAAGGGCTTTGCGTTCGCCATCGCTGCTACCCACAAAAAAGAGGGAATGCCAACGCGGGGGTCTTATGCGTTCAGCGCAAACGGGCGACGAAAGGGCTGGATAGAAAACGGCATAGTACTGAACGCGGAAGGGATCGAACGCCGGTTGCGCCTGTTAGAATTATTCACCGCTCGGTTTGAAAAAGCCGTGTTTAAAGCCGCCGCCTGATGAAAAAAATTGCATTCGAAATTGAGGTAAACGGCATTAAGACCGTTCTTAAAAACGAACAGGACTTAATTAACGCTACCAAAGCGGTCAACAAGGCGTTCAAAGAATCGGACTACGGCAGCGCGGAACGTAAAAAGTTAGGCGTTGACCTAGGCAAGCTAAAGAAGCTACAAGCCGACAACCGTCAGGAGGTGCGCGATCTTGCCCGTGAATATGAGATTACAGCCGATAAGGGCCGGGACTCTTACCGGTCAATCAATGCCGAACTAGTCAACGCAAGGCGGGCCTACAAAGACCTTAGCCGCGCCGAACGGGACACCTTTGGCCCGGCGTTGATTACCCGAATTGGAAAGTTAGACGCTGAGCTAAAGGAGCTAGATTCTAACATGGGCCAATATCAGCGCAACGTGGGCAACTATTCCAGCGCGTTCGATGGCGTCGGCGGGGCGCTGCTTGACCTGGGCGGTATCGACCTTGCGGCCCTGGCCAATCCTGCAACCGCCGTTGTTGCCGTTGGCGCTGCGGCCATTGCGGGCGCGGCGGCGCTCAAGGAAATGACCGAACAGGTACGCGCCGTTCGTGGCGAAGTACAGAACTTTACGAATACCGGCGGCGCTGAGTTGGACGAGCTGACGGCAAGGGTTCAGGCTGTTTCGGACACGTTCGGAGTGACAACTAACGAGGTTAACAACGCGGCGAACGCGGCGGCAAAGCAGCTAGGAATATCTTTTGATGATGCACTAACCCAAATTGAAACCGGCTTTACTGCGGGCCTAAATGCGAACGGCGAACTATTGGACAGCACCCGCGAATACGCAACGTTCTTTGCCGACGCCTTCGGGCCGGGCGAAGCGGCTGCAAACGCGCTGTTCGAGACAATCAAGCGGGGCAACGAGCAGGGTATTTTTAACGATAAGGCGGTTGATGCGGTCAAAGAGGTGACGACACGGTTAAGGAGATTACCGAGCGCAACAAAGGACGCCCTGGGCGCAATAGGGCTTGCGAGTGATGACATCGCAAAGCAGATCAAAGACGAAGGTATTGGCTCAGCAATCGCAACGGTAAGTACTAGGCTGGGAGAATTAGAAAGGAACAGCCCGGAGGTTGGCCAGGCCATGGCGGATATATTCGGGGGGCCGGGTGAGGATGCAGGGTTTGACTTTTTGGTCAGCTTGCAAGACATCAATACAGCGACCGGCGTGACGATTGACCAGGGCAACGAATACCAGGTACAACAGGCCCGGACGCTAAAGGTAAACCAGGAGTTTTCACGCGCCCAGGTTGAGGTGGCAAACGCCTTTGGCGCTACCGGGTCAAGCATGGACGACCTGTTGACTCAGGGGAAAACGCTGTTGTTGCGCTTCTTGGTTCCTGTTATTGATACGTTCCGTTCATGGTTCAAAATCTTTGAACCGCTCGTTGATGCGGGGTTAAGATTGGGACGGGCGATGGGTATTTTAGGACCGGAGACGGACGCGGTGGGGGCGTTTACGTCAGTACTTGGAACAGTGATGAAGGCCGCGCTTTCCCCCCTTAAACTGATAATAGGCGCAATATCTGGGCTGACTGATGCTTTTTCTTTTGTGCTTGAAAAGGGCAACGAGTTCAAAGAGTTCTTAGGCTTCGCCGGTAAAGAA